ACAGCATATTTGAAATTTGTTATTGCTACAGAAGAAGATCGAGATTATGCTCTTAAAGCCGCTAGCGAATATCGTGCCGCTGGATTTAAAGGTCATGTCTACTTAATGCCAGTCGGAGGCGTTGAAAGTGTTTACACCCTTAATAACAGAGCTGTTGCTGACATGGCGATGAAACATGGATTACGATACAGTGATCGGTTACAAGTGCCATTATTTAAAAATGAGTGGGGAACTTAATTGAGTGATGTTGTAAACTTGTTTTCTGTGCCAGTGTTTAAATTCAGAGTAGTTCCAACTGAGATTGAACACCACGAGCTAGATGATGCGTTAACTACAATCTTTGAAAGATCCGATGAAGGTAAATGGGCATCTGAAACTGGTAAATCGACAGGTGAGCATCATTTATTTTTACATACTATTCAAGAAATGCAATGGTTGATAACTGTTGCATCTGCTCGTGTACATAAAGTATGGGCAGAACTAAATTATGAAGATGGTAAAAATATTACATGTCCAGCTTCATGGGCTAACTTACACACACCAGGACAAGTAACAGGTGAGCACAGTCATTGCAGTGGTGCTGAAAAATCACATCTGTCAGCAGTATACTATTTTAAAAAGCCAGCAAACTCAGGAAATATAGAATTTAGAGATCCGTTAGATTATATACATTCATTAACGCCAAGAAAAAATTATGTGTTAGAAACTGATGCGGCATATAATGAAGTAGAAGCAGATGAATTTGATTTATTAGTATTTCCAAGCTGGTTAAAACATAGAAGTCAAATAAACAAGTCGCAGGATAATAGAATTGCAATTAGTATGAACTTTGTAGGAATTTAAAATGAAACAACTTATTAAAAAAATCTTTGGTATTGAAAAAATAGAGAAAGAAAAAGCAGAAGCTGTTGCTAGACTTGAACAAGCAAAGCTACGAGAAGAAGCGGCTAAGGAAGCAGAACGCATTGCTAATCTAGCACCAAAGGATCGTGCTACTGCTAAAGGCGAAGCGTTTATTGCAGTTATGGATACTAAAGTAAATGCAGATAATCCGCGTAACGGGTTTTTTGAACTTGATTGGAATCAATTCTTTATACAAGATTTGATCAAAGCTGGATACGGTTTTGAAAGCGACCCAGAAGAAGAAATTGTTGATCGCTGGTTTAGAGATATTGTACGTAATATGCTAGGCGATGAAGGGTTAGATACTTCACGGGCCGCTGGATTTATTAATGTCAGTAAAATTGGCAACAACAGAGCAGAAGCATCATAATGAAAATAGTTACATCAAACGAGTACATTGATCAATATGACTTCAGTTCTTTAATTACTGAAGAAGACAATACCCAATTAATGTTCATTACTAAGGACATTATTGATGCTGGTCACTATTTTGAAAATAGTCCAAAGTTTCAAACTAAAGAAAACTTGTTTGCAAGACCCGAACCTGTCTTTTTAAAAATGCGCCAAAGTTTTATCTACTCATGTTTTATGTTTTTAGGACGGGAAGTTCGAATTAAGAATATTATGAGTTGGGCATTTATGACTAGTTCAAGAGATTGCGAAGATCGAAACAATATGTGGCACAATCACCATGTTAGCGATAATGATGGTACTACAGACACTATCAGTGGAATTTGGTATGTGCATATTCCACCAGTTAGTGAGCCCGATTTATCAGGTACTGAATTTGGTTTTGATCACCCGACATTTAACGACACTATCTTTTTAAAGCCGAATAACTTGACTTGGAACGTATATCCTAGTAAACTGTGGCATAGGCCCGGTATTACTGACAGCATTGAATACCGGTTTGTATTTGCGGCAGATATGGAATATTATAAATGACATACATTTTGGTTGATACAGCCAACACATTTTTCCGTGCTAGACACGTTGTACAAGGTTCTAGTGACATTAAACTTGGCATGGCTTTCCATATCACTTTTAACAGCATTAAGAAAGCATGGCAAGACTTTGGCGGCACTCACGTAGTATTCTGTCTCGAAGGTCGTAGCTGGCGTAAAGATTTTTACAAGCCGTACAAGGCTAATCGTAAAGAAACACGTGATGCTATGACTGTCAAAGAACAAGAAGAAGACAAATTGTTCTGGGAAGCGTTTGACGAGTTTAAAAAATTTATTGAAGAAAAAACTAATGCTACTGTAATGCAACATCCTAACTTAGAAGCAGATGATTTAATTGCAGGTTGGGTGCAAGCACATCCGCATAGCAAACATGTTATTATTTCGACAGATGGCGACTTTGCACAGCTAATAGGTCCTAACGTTAGTCAATATAATGGTGTAGGCGATATTCATATTACACACGAGGGGTACTTTGATGCAAAAGGTAAACCGATTAAAGATAAAAAGACAGGGGAGCCTAAGTCTGCACCCAACCCAGAATGGTTACTATTTGAAAAGTGTATGCGAGGCGACACATCAGATAATGTCTTTTCAGCTTACCCAGGTGTTCGAACTAAGGGGTCAAAGAATAAAGTTGGTCTCACAGAAGCGTTTGAAGATCGTAACGCTAAAGGATATTCTTGGAACAATCTCATGTTGCAACGTTGGGTAGACCATAATGGTGAAGAACATCGTGTACTAGATGATTACACTCGCAATGTTAAATTATGTGATTTAACAGCACAACCTCCCGAAATTAAACAATACATCCGTGAAACTATTGATGCAAACGCAGTACCTAAGACTGTAGATCAGGTTGGTATCCGTATGCTTAAATTCTGTAATACTTGGGATATGAAGAAAATCTCAGACAACATTCAAACTTATGCAGAACCGTTCCAAGCAAAATATCTTGAAAAGGATGTTACTTGGCGTAAATTAACCGAAGAGGTATAACATGGCAACATCTGAAGAAAAAGCAAAACTGGTTGAAATTTTAGCGTTCACTCCTCGCACATACAAAATTAGTATGTGGGGTTACGGTGGCGAGAAAGTTATGGGCACAGTAGATCGTAAGATTTACGATTACTTTAAACATCGTAGAATTGACTTAATGGACTTTGCTTGGCAAAGTGATTATGCCGAAGAAAATAATATTCCAGAAGACATGTGGCCGTTTCCTCCAGGCAGTTGGTATGAGTGTGATAACATGGGTCATGCAGGGGGTGTTAGTCGCAACGCAGGCACACTACAAATTGAAGACGAGAATGGCGAAATAGTGTTTGAGAGATCACTCGAAGACCTGTGTGGATTAGAAGGTGAGCCAGAATGGACTTGCAACGATGAAGTATGGATTGGAAGCCAACCTGACGGTACTGTAGTGTTCCTTGGAAATAGTAATGAGAAGGGAACTTTCTTCGAAGCTGACCTCGACCTTAAAATGCCGTTTGATATTACTAAACTAACATTAGGTTACGATGAGATCGACGGTGAAGAAATTGTTAACTATGTAGAGTACGATGGTGAACAGATTGACAACTGGGGCGGTAGCACAGATGGTAAGAGTTCAGACTTTGGATTTTACATTGCAGGCTCAAATAAAAACGATAACAAGTGGGAAAAGTATTCAAACATGGATGACATTGAATATGAAATGACCGAATGGTTCCCTAAAAAGATCAACCCTGTACGCAACGGTATCTATATGGTTAAGACTGCGGGCAAGAACAGTTACACATATCAAGCCAAATGGGCTGGCACACGTTGGATTAATAGCTGGCACGATGATGTACCAGACTCTGAAGAAATTAAAATTAAAGAATGGCAGGGTCTTGCACAAGATCCGGATGCTGATACAACTATGGAAGCACACTTAGATTCAGTTGCAGATGCACTTACGGTTGCGTTTAATGAAGAAAACTTTGATGAAAGTGTTGCAGAATTAGAAAAGATGGTAGCAGAGCTTGGCGAAGAAATTAACGGAAAATCATAATGGACAAGTGTACTGCTTGCGGTAAAGAATATACACAGGATTGTAACTGGAGGCAAGGTCGTTGCCCACATCATCCCCCTATGTTTAGCAATTATCAAATGCGGTTTTATAACCTGTTGAATTTTTTTAAGAATTTATTTCAGAAAAAAGAGAGATAAATATATGCGTACATTAATAGAGCGCCTGCGGGGCTCTTATAAAGGGGACTAAAATGACAGAGATACATGCAAAGCCCATCGTCGATGGCAAATTTTGGATTGTGGAGCAAGACGGCAATAAAATTGCCACGCTCCACAAAAAAGAAAACAACAAATTTATTTTAAGTAGCACCCAGGGCGAGATTATGTTTAATAAAAAACAAGATCTCACAAAGCAATTTGGAGCAAATTTTTTCTTAACTAGCACTAAGGTTAAAATTACAGAAGCCGAGCCAAATGAATGTCACGGTTATCCTACTAGTTGCAAACCTTACAACGCAATGTACAATGTACAAAAGAAATTACCGCTGTTTACAAAAAGTAATGCAAGTAAAAGTTTGTATTGTGCAGGGTATTATGTAATTAAATTTGATAAAGGATGGGTTAAATCATTCTGTCCTAAAGCAATTACTATTGAACGTTATCCATTTAAAGGTCCGTTTAAAAGTGAACTTGAAATGAAAACGGTATTAGCCAATGCAAAATCAGATTAACCTAACTCCTGTAACACAATTTGTTCAACAGGTGCGTAGTGCGGAACTTAGTCAAGCAAAAGAAGTTAAAATGTCTCTTGCACAAGCTAGGATGCTTAACATGGCATTAACTGAGTTGCTAGATAAGGTAAACCAGGACTTCGAAACAATGTTTAATCAACTTAAACAATCAGTAGATACTGAAGTAGTTAGTGTTAGTATGGATGGCGGTGGCTTTGAAGAAAACAAGTCTTAACAGTCCATATGTCATTGGCGAGTTCAAAGAACATCTAGCACTTAAAGATCAAATTCTTAATGAAATTAACAATCAAAAAGAATTTGATCGATTAGTAGAAACTGAAGATGCTGTCGATATTACAAGGTGTGACTGGAATACAAGTCGATGGGACTATAATCGGCCGTGGCTTCAAGTCGTTAGGCCGGCATTGTTTACTCATCTCCAAGAAGTAACTACATTGTTAGGATACGCTGAATTTAAAATTAGAGAAATTTGGTTTCAGCAATATGAACACAACTCGTTACACGGGTGGCATGTTCATGGCAGTAATTGGACAAATGTTTATTTCTTAGAACTTCCGGCAGATTGTCCTAGAACTCAATTTATCAATCCGTATGATCAAACTACAATTGGAGAGTTTGATATTAAAGAAGGTGATATCTTAACGTTCCCAAGCTATGTGATACATCGAGCACCTATTAATAGTAGTACAAGTCGTAAAACTATTATATCGTGGAATATGGACACTGAATTAAAGCCTGGTCTATACACAGAATAAAAGATAAATATATGCGTACATAATGGAGGACTCAGTAATGAGTAGACCTAAACCGCGCATACTATTAGAGCACGTAAACAAAAAAACTTATAAAGCAGAACAGATCCTCGAAGCAGAGGCAATTTGGGCTGTCTTTTATAAAAATGAGCCTTTCAATCTTAAGAGCTTTAATAGCCTCACATCTTATCCTGGCCCAAAATACAAAAAGGTTTCTTTTAGTAATCCTGGTCACGCACACAACTTAGCTAAGAAATTAAATTTAACATTTGGTACAGAAGACTTTCAAGTAGTTAAGTTAACTTCTGGTACTATTGTTAAATGATCGACAGAGATACATTAACCAAAATTTTCCTACAGCAGTGGGGCAAGAGTACAGACGAGACCAACGTAACAATGTACTCAAGAACTTGGTGGCAATCCAACCGTGTTAATAAACAAACAGCATTTCGATTAAGCGATGCTGGATTTGATTTTCTAACAAAAGAATTGGAATTGGCTAGTTATGAAATTCCGTTTACTGAGCCAATTGAGCTTAGTCCACAAACTATCATCTTTTTGGAAAGGTATATAGATTGCCCATACTATCTTACCATAGAAAGCATTACTGTATTTTCAGAAAAAAAGTCGTTTGAGTTATTTTTGTTTTCAGACGACATTCGAAAATTTGGACTCATTAAAGCAATGAATGAGCGACAAAAAGAGCTAGATAGCCAAAATAATCGTTGACACTTCTAGCACTTCCACGTATAATACTTACATCAACAGCGTTTTTCAACAAAACTTTTTTAAGATAGGAATTATATGAGCGAGATTATCAGTCGCACAGTGGGCCCAAAAGGTGCTAAAAAGTCACTGCGTAAAGCATTTAAAAATCAGCGTCCAATCTTTGTATGGGGTCCTCCCGGCATTGGTAAGTCGGATATTATCAAACAATTGGGCACTGAGCTCGAAGCTCATGTAATTGACGTCCGATTGTCATTGTGGGAGCCTACAGACATTAAAGGTATTCCATACTTTGATTCCAACGATGGCACTATGCGTTGGGCACCTCCTTCAGAATTGCCTAGCAAAGAATTTGCTAAGAATCATAAACAAATTATCCTATTCTTGGATGAAATGAACTCTGCGGCACCTAGTGTACAAGCCGCCGCTTATCAACTTATTTTGAATCGACGTGTTGGTACTTACTATTTGCCAGAAAACGTTGTAATCGTTGCCGCAGGTAACCGTGAAACTGACAAGGGTGTTACTTATCGTATGCCTGCTCCGTTGGCTAATCGTTT